TGTACTACCAGTTCCAATAAATGCTCCTTCAAATTCTTGTCTCCATTGAAGCTCAGAAGTATTAGCAATAGTCTGCTGTTTCCATGCGTCATCGCGCCCAGGAACATCATTCCAATATACTCTAAACGGCTTATATTCGTTTACTCCTTGAGTTGCGTTTTCCCAAATGCTATGGAACATATTACCAATTCCTCGTGGAGTTGAAGTAATAATTACCTTTGTACTCGTTCCAGAAGTAACTACTGGATAAGTTGAAGTGTAGAACTCTGCTGAGTTTTCAACGAACGCAAATTCGTCAAGATATAGAAGTGAGCAGCTTCGGCCGCGAATAGATGAACCAGTTGTTGCCGCCGCAAAGATCTTAGTATTACCGTCAAACTCAATTGAGCCTTTGTTTAATGCTTTACAACCTGGCTGCAAGAAAAATGGAATATTTTCTAGTGCAAGTGTAATGCGTGAAAGCATCTCACGAGCAGTTGCCCCTTTATTTGCTAAGATTGCGATAGTCTTATCTGGCTTAAATAACGAATACCAAAGAATATAACCTACGCAACTAATCGATTTACCAGATTGCCGCGGAGCTAATACAATTGAGAATCGATTCTTCTCAAAGTGTTCAAACATCTTTTCTTGATATGGATAAAGCTCAAACGGGATTAGTCCTTTATCTAGTGAAATAATCTTTACATAGTTCTTAACGAAATATGCAGGATTATCCATACAACGCAGATACTCATCCGCTTCTGCTGTTGTAAATACTTGGCGAACTCCCGACCGCTTTACACACTGATTGTTCAGGTAAAAGTGCTCAGGATTCGGCGGCGCAATAATGAGCTTAGGCTTCTGGCTCGGGGTCGACATGTTTTTCGTTAGCTAGTTTATTGCGAAAGTGTCTTTGTAATTCCGCTGTCGAGCCTACAAATAGATTATTCTGCGTTGTTGGTATCAGTAAGTTATTTCTCTCTTCACTAGTAGGAGTAGTAATATCTTTCTTTTTCTTCTGCAAATCTAGCAGCTTATCAGTAATATCAGAAGTATTCTTAAGCATTGCGCTTAAAACTTCAAAGGCTCTTGGGTGCTCACTTTGCATTGCTAGTTCAAGCATAGATTCGATTGCAGTATTCGATTTATCCACTAGTCCTCGGTATGACTGTCTGGAAAACTCATAGTCATCTTGAATCTCTTTCTTAGACTTTTCTTCAACCACTGCTGCTGAAGGTGCCGGCAAAATGGGCATATTGCTCTCCAGTTTCTTTATCAATTCTTCTGATTTGCTTTGACTCATAATATAATAATCAGAGAGATATTAGTCAAATTCAGTAAACGGAATAATTGTAGTGGTAATCGGGCCAGTGGGTGTTTGTTGTGAAACCTGAAGCCTTTCTATAGTTTGTGCTGGAGATTCATTCTCAGAGCCAAAGTTATTAATGTCAATCAGAATATTCTTAATAACATCACGATCAGACACTGGGCCGTAGAAACGTAGTCTAGTCTCAAAATCTAACGTATAGACAATTGCTCTACGCGTAGTAAGATCGCCCTCATAGTCATCAGTCATCTGCACACCAGTCAATACAATTGGAATATCTGTCTTGACATTTAGCGTATCAAGGTCTTTAATTGTCACTGTAAACTCTGGCTGGAAATGTGGAAGAATCTGCTCAAGACATTGCAATGCATCATCCTGATTCTTAGCCATAATTGATAGCTGTAATCCTACGCGGTATGGTGCATATGTGCGCACTACTTTCTTAGATATAGCGCTATCCGGATCAGTAAATGTAATTAGATTATTACGATTAATCTTAACTGATTGATCGTAGGTCATAGTAATAATCTCAAAACTCATGCGCGGTAGTTTTATTGCAACCTTAGCGCTATCTAGATCTGGTTTCTCATCCAGTCGGGCAAGAAATTTCTGCTTAGGGCCGTATGCCAGTGGCACGCGCGCGATGTTCACTACCTTGCCTGAGGCATCTTTTCTAACAACAGAAATGTTATTAAATAAAGTACCGAACACAGCAACCATACGGCGGATTGTAGTATGATAATAGTGGTCGTTAAACACGAGATGGATCTCCAAATGGGTTGTGCTCGGTGAAGTCGATAATAGTATCGGCCGTCACTTCTATTGCTTGATTCTGCGCGCCTTGGGCGTTATTTACAAATGTTAAATTTGTCTGGGTGTCATCAATTTCATAGACTTTAGTAATTGACCAACTTGCACCAGTAGTCTGCCCTATGAGCTTATTTGTAGATCCGGTAGTCATACGAAACTTTGCAAAATCACCGGTATTTGTATTAATTTCGCCAATTGCAATCTTAAGCGTAGATGTAGGTGATTCCTGATCAAGCCGCAAAACTTTGCCGTAGATTTTTTCTATTGGTAGAGTGGTATTGTCAAGTACCTGCGCGACTATTTCACCAACAGCAAACTGGATATTATTACCAGACGCAATGTCAAAGAAGTATTCAGTGCTGAATTGACGCTCAAGCTGATCAATCTCACTGATACCAGTATTAACTGCTTCGTCAGAGTATTCAAATAACTCACAGCGCAGTTTATAGACTGGGAATTTAGAAAGCTGATAGAATGGCTGCTGATGATCTACAAACTTTATCTCCATAAAGCTTTTAGAAAGAGGTAGATAGATGAGATCACCTTCCGCTGGCCGATTTGAGATAATGCCGTTATTCCAGACGCCAACAAGCTTCTCCCAGGTCTTCCGAGCTACAACAAATGTTGCTTGCTCGCGAATCTCTAGACCAAACTTTGAGAATAGCGATCCATCACCATCGAATCCTTCTACATTCTCAAGATACATCTCAATCGAGTACGCATCATCAAACTTAGACTCAATAGCTTCATTAAGAATCATATCTCGAGACACCATGCTTCTTGGCAGATAATAGCATTCTTGCCCATAGATCTTTAGAGACTCAACAATTAGATCCTCGTAAAGATTCTGTTCAGATTTAACTGTTTGAGAAAAATATACATTACGAGCCATAATAAGTAGTAGTAGTGCAGCTTAACCAACAAAGAAGTTAACTGGCATAGAATACTTAAGTTCCATTTCAGTTTCAAGCTTATCAATTTCGGCATTGGCATCATCCCAGATTGCTCGGCCGTTCATCGTAACTCCACCTGGAAGTTGGATTCCCTCAAACTTGATAAGATTAGCGCCCCACTGCTTTTTAAGCAGTGCAGTGGTATATCGCTTTAGAAACATATCAGAGTAGACATCAGTATATACATCTGGGTCAATTGAGACATATCCATCAACTAGAATATAGTCATTAGCAATAAGTGTACCACCCCAATCTCCGTCAATATACAGACGGTTCATATGGCGATTAAAGCGTACTGGAGGAACCCCATTTAGCTGCATATCCAACATAGCTAGATGCTGGCGCGTCATCTCGTAATCTAGAAGTGCTCCAGTATATTGCAAGTCATAGGTATCATTGAGTGCTATTTGATACCGTATAGACCACATGCCAGATGATGCAGATGATGAGCTTGCTATTGGAAACACTTGAGAAACAAACAGCATAGCATCCGGGATAGTGATATACTTATCGGTGATATTCTGCTGAGTAATTAGATGCTTTCGGTAGTCACGAACAATAGCATCAGAGTGATATTCTCGATAATATTGAATAGCATCATCCACGCGGTCTGAAATCTGATCTTCATCGAGGTTAATCTCGATTACTGGTGCACCCAAAGCTCTAAGACAATAATCTACTAGTTGTTGACGGGTTGAGACTGTAGGCATAATAGTCTATTTATACCACTACTTTAACGCAAAAAGCTTATTGCAGATCTGGGTATCCCAGTATTCTTTTGACCCTTCTGAGGTGATTCGGATGTCATATTGCTCAGGCTGAATAAAAAGGCAGTTGGTATCTTCATATCTGCCAGCATCGATTCGATCTGCCCAAATCACAAAAGTACCAACTAATCCGAATGCTTCTCGGGTTTTTACTGTAGGACATACAAAATCAGCAATTACTGATACTCCTGCTCGGTTGATTATGTTGCATAATACACCTAGACGTCTAGCATGCTCGATGCGATCTAACTCAGAGAAACCCAGATCTCGGTGTATTTCGCGCCGAATCTCATCGGCATTCAGATGTACTGCACTAAGTGACCTGGAAAGCTCTTTCGCAATAGTGGTCTTCCCAGCACCTGGAAGACCCATGATCAAGATTTTTTTCAAGGTAGTATATCGGGATTGTAGTTAAACATCTCAAAGTCCTGAGCATAGAATGTCTTTACAATATGTTGTAACTCGGGATTGTAGTAGCTAGCATAGTTTTTTGTATAGTCGCCGATACGCTCAGGCTTAGATAACTTGGGAAGTTTATACTTAGCAGTAAGCTCTGTAATAGCTGTACCGATATCTTCAAATCGATAAATCGTTCCTATCGACTCAAGATTACCAGCAGAGTTAATAAGGTATGAGGTCTGTGTCTCAAGGTGGCCATCATAGTTTTGAATTCGAGTATAATCAGTTAGCTGAAGCTGGGTATTTATAAAATCAGCAAATGACCTGCATGGCGAAGTTTCGTGAATACGTGCCCAAACCTCGCCGCGCGAGTGTTTAGCTTTGCAATGCTCATACTCTGAGACTAGACGCGTATACGGGTTACGGACAATAGAAAAAATGTCATAGGAAGCGACTACTTCTGAACTTAAAACCGCGGAAATTTCTCTGAATGTATAATGCTGCATATTCTTGGCAGCACATTGTTCAAATTTCCAGTTTTCATCAAACAGAGATTTATCTGTGATTGTCTTATGGCCAAGACCTACAGTAGTAAACAATTCTTCGCGCGTGGCCATCGCGAATAGCTTTTCAATACTTGTGCCTGCACACTTTGGAATATGCACAAAAATCACTCTTTTATTGCGACTTATTGGCATATGTTTTTATCAATCATGAATTGGTTAATATATTTTAGTTTTGCTTCTCCATTTGTAGAATTTCCAATAAAATGCACCAGGTAATAATCTGATATGTTTCCTAATATGTCTAATTCTCTGAGGTTAGTAACTCGCTTAATAACCTGCTTTACGGTTTCAGAACGTGTTTTGCTAGTAAGCGCGGTAACTTCAGCACAACTATGATTCTTATAATTTTTAGGTTTGTTCAGAGTGATATGAGTAATTGTCTTGGTAATTGTCTGTGTCTTGGCAAGCTCGGCAAGCGTTATATTAATAAACGCTGTTTTGGTATTTAATACTTGCCAAGAGGTAAACCCGTTTAACACAAAATAATGATTCATGAAGCTTTGTTCAAAGTAGTATTCTCCTGGCCAGACTTTCATGAGCCATTGCACGTTTTCAAAATGCTTTTTCATTTGCAATGAATTTACAAATAAAAATTGTCCAGCATTAAAAGGATGGCATTTATCTGGATTAGCTATTAGATATGCTTTATTGTCTTGCGAGAAATAATCCAGTATATGAAAGAGAGATCGCCATGTCGGTAAATCAGTATTTATCAATTGTGCAGCATTTGACGATGCAACCTCTATAAGCGCAGAATCAATTTCTGCAGCAAATACTGGCTCAATTGCAGAAGGAACGAGCATATCACAATCCAGAAATAAGATCTTTGAGTATTGACTTATATTTGGGTATTCAAAGATGCGTATTTTTTGAATTGATGCATCTACTCCGGTATTAGGAGTATCTACTATAAAATAGTCAAATGCTGGAAATACAGAAACTACAGAAAGCGCTTCAATCTTTGCTTTTGTCAGTGTATCAGTAATTACCATTAGATCAAATTTAGATCTATCTGATAGTGCAGCAATAGACTTTAGGCAATGCTCCAGCATTGCCACATAATCATCACTCCCAAATACCGAGAAATAGATTAAGTTTTTTGTACCAATAGCTACTGGGGAAAGCTCAATGGCACTTGCAATTCTTTCATTGAGATAGACGTAGATAATTTCTTTATCTTCAATAGTGTCAGAATAAAGAATATTAGAATTTTTCCTGAGAAGAGAGTATACCGAATCTTTGGGTTTTTCAGTTGCTATCATATAACAAACACGGAGTTACTACCACTTATCAATAGGACATTTTGCCGCTTCTAATTTAACCTTAAACGGCATTATACATCCACACTTTGAGCATTTATGCCGTTTAATTAAATGCTCGCAGGCGGCGCATACTGACCATCTGCTATTTTGATTGTCTATACTAGCTATAAATTTTCCATCCGTTAGCAGCGTATTTGCGCTTGATATACCTTGCCGAACAAGATTGCGAGCTTGTTCTATTGCAGAAGGTAGTCTGCCAGATGTTAGTTCACTGGAGGTGTCGGCCATGTTATATCCCATGGAAATGTTGGCACATCAGTGATGTCACGTAGTGTCTGCCGATATGTAGCCCATTTCAGCTTATTTTCTGCAGAAATTGGTGAATCTGGCAATTGTGTCCAATCGCTATATACCAATCTAATATAGCGCTGCTGCCGTGCCTCAGTGCCTTGGTTTGCATCCGTAGTTGCCTTTTCAAGATCAGTTTGCTCAACAACTGTCCAGGTCTGTCTCCAGATTCCTTGCGTATCTTTTTCATCATTTCCCTCAATTGTCTTTTCATACCTAGCAAGTGTAGGAGCTGGAGAGATGCTGTATGCACACCATCCAAGTGGTTCAAGAATATCGGGCGTTAGCAATTGCGGTAAAGCAATACCGTTATAAAGCGCTCTGAAGTTTTGGTCGGTTATTGGATAACCTATTGGTTTATTAGTCCCAGGAGTAGTTACGGTTTTACCGTCACTATCTATGGCGGCTGTGCCTGTGTCAAGTTTTTTAATCATGATACTATATTGTGTGTGTTTGTTGATGGATAAGATCTTCCTGGTCCCCAAATAATTCTAACTGCTCCTCCCTGTCCTTGTCTTTGCTCTTGCTCCGCGCCGTCAGTATCTTGATCTGTGTAGTTCGAAGTATATGAAGTGCCGACACAAGTATATGTATATACGGTATTATAATAATCCACATAATCGATTGTATGGCTGTAAACCTCTTCGCTGGTGCTGGTGTAGGTAGGCTGTTGTGTCTCCGTGTTGCCCTTTGAGCCCCCGCCATAAGTCTCACCAATTTTGTGGTACCTTCCTTCGCGCCCGCCGCCCCCGCCGGCGGTGGTGGTACCGCCGATATCGTAGCCCCCAGCAACACCTGCTCCATGAATTCCAGAGCCGTCACCTCTACTACCAACCCCCGTCACATAC